CAGATCTCTTACGTTTTGCCATAGGTCTGATTATTGCCATAAGTCTTTATCACTACTATGTATTATTATAGCATTTCTACACATAGTTGACAAGGTACAAAAATAACAGTAGAATAACTCTGTTGGGGTTAAAGATCAGGTATTAGGCTTCTTTGGTTTATTAAGCTTATAGAGTTTTTCTAAAAGTTCTTTAGCATCATTTACGTTAGATATATAACCCATTTTTCTATTTAAAGGTTCTTGGTTTCCCATTTCGTTTTGTGCGTGGCGAACAAAATTTTGATACATTAATATAATTTCCATATCATTAGATTCAGACATAGTAATAACTTTATCCATATCCATAACAAACATATCTTCTCTTGTTGTCTTTAACCAAGGTTCTACTTTATATCCAACTAAACCTTTCTTCATTTTAATTTCAGAAACAATAACTGGATGATGAAGTATTAGCATAGTTCGCCCTTCTTCTTCAGAAGCTGCTACTTTAGCAAATACCTCTTCACCCGAATTTAATTTTAGTGTTGCATAAAAATCGTCTTCTATCATTGTTTTAACTGAATTGTAATTATCTCATAGTTGAAATTTTCTTCATTGTAAATTTTGATCCTTTCTATGAAGTGGTTTAATGTATAATTTCTTTTTGACCCTTTAGTGCAGTCATCAGAAATATCATATAGTATCGCTTTTACTTTGTTAGTGCCTTTCCTGAGAACTCTGCCAATGGATTGGAGATTTCTAACTCTGGACTTGGAGGGACTGGCGAAGATGACGTTGTGCAGCCGCTTAATGTTGATCCCAGTACTAAAAGTGCCATAACTGGCAACAATGATTGCATCTTTTTCATTTTCAGTAATCTCCCTAATAGATTCTCTTTGTTCAGCATCTACTCCACCATGTACAAAAAATACTTTACGGTCAGTATGCTTACTATTATTTATTAAATCATAAAGAACTTGTCCGTGTGCTTCTACCCTACTATACAATACAAGAGTATTTCCTTTTAGATCTAGTGCAAGATTTTTTATAAAATTATTTCTTTGTTCATGTGAAATTAAATATTCTATTTCATCATTATAAGTATCAAATTTTTGAGGAGTATGTTTAAGAACAAGACATTGAATATCTAATTGAGAAAGATGTCCCTGTCTCATTAATTCATCAGTCTTTGTTACTTTATATGATGGACCAAACAATCCTTCCAATACCCATTTATGAGTCTGTGTTCCATCAAGTGTTCCAGTAAATCCATATCTATATTTTGCAGAGTCTAATTTTGTCATTATAGATATTAAAGACTTACTCTTAAAAAGATGTGCTTCATCCCCAATGATCACATTATAACCTTTGAAGAATGATCTTTCTAATTTGTAAACAGATTGCCAAGTAGTAATAGTAACAGGATATTCATTCGTCTTTTCTTTTCCAGAATATATACGGTGACAGTATGAATCAGCATCCCAACCATAATCAAAAAAGTCTTTATACATCTGCTCTACAAGAGATGTCGTGGGAACAACTAAAAGGATTTTTTGTTCTTTCTCTACATAATACCTTACAAGAGAATAAATCATCAAAGATTTGCCTGAAGCAGTGGGTGATATCAATAGCTTTCTATTATGTTTTAAAGCATCGTATACTCCCTGAACTTGATATTTCCTTGGAGAATGATTGCAAATAGATGACATATAATCTTTAACACCCTCATATGATATACCCTCATTTTCTTCAAAGGGTGTACCATAATATTCATTATCTACAAACTTATAAGTATAATCATTCCTATTACAAAAAGAAACTATACGATCCAATAGACCAACATAAATTCTTTTTGATCTTAAATCAAATAAATGTATTTCTCCATTCCAATTGCGATTTCTGTATTGAGGCATAAACTTTGCCCCTTCAACTTGAAAAGTAAAATGATCCCTCAGTTCATACTCAATATGAGGCTCAGCATTTACTGTTAAAAATACTTCATTCGCTTTGGATATAACAAGATTGGCAGTTGTGTCAATCACCTATTCCATAGCATCTATGGGTATTTAGTTACCCCTGTCAACCCATCCCAGATTGAAATCTCATATACTCAATAGCATTTTTAATTTGAAATGTTCTATTCTGTATTACTTTAAGAATACTTTCAATATAAACAAGCATAGTATCATAGTATTCTATCTTAAGAGATGATGTTGAAAGTTTGTTATCAGCATCAAGATACTTCTGCATCGTATCTTTATCTCTTATCTTTTTTGGAAATGGATTCTCAATATAAACGTCTGGGTCTGCTTTTCCACTAAAATATTCATACCGTTCATGACGGATATTCTTTCTTTGTTGATCTGCTTTTTTTCTTAGTAAGAAGATTGTATTATATAATTCAAAATATTTTGCATGAAGAGAGGGGATATTCAATGACTCTGTGTGCAGATTATCTGGATCTATCTTTGCATCTTTTTCCCACATCTCTTGAAGTTTATCAAGAGTAATACTCATAAATCGTTATTTTCTAAATCAGTTAGGTTGTATATAGTATACTTGAAAGTTGCCTCTGCTGTAAAGTACTCTATATCAGTATCGGTTGCATCAAATGTAATTGTAGATAATGATACTGGAAATAGATCTTTAAAGTTAACATTGAACTTAGCAACCAAGTTACTACTTAAAATTTGAAGTGTTCCATCAGAATAAATGTTATCTCCTTTATTTGCGAAGGTTGGTTTTATAATTGCTTCCTTTTCAAGATCTTTAAAGTCTTTCATACTATCTGGAAAACCAAGACCACGAATCCATCTTTGCAATTCCATATAGTTAACAAGATCTTCATCAACAAGAAATCTAATACTTAAATCACCAAAATCTATCTTATCACCTGGTGTTGGAATATCTCTCAAGTAAGTTGGTTGAGTTGCTACACCAAGATCCATTGATGGAATATTTGCTTGATTGCAGAAGAATGCAGCTGCTGGACTTCTCTTAAGTGAGAATTTAAATCCAGTTGGTGCTAAGAAATTCCTATTACTTAAAGGAGTTCCTGGTCTATCTGCAGGGGGTTTTCTAACTGCCATTAGTTCTCATCTCTATTCATTTGCTCCTCAAGTTTTGCTTTTGCAGCTTTAACTCCAGCAAGTCTCTCTTCAAGAGTATCTTCCCAGAAACTATACATTTTAAGTTTTCTCTTTTGTCGATCTTCACGACTCATTTTAGTTTTACAAAACATAGTAGAAAGCAGGTCTCCTATGTTATATTTAGACAAAAAAAGAGACCCCCGAAGGAGTCTCTTTGATGAAGGATATATATCCTTTCTTCTTACATGAGGTTCTTAACAGCAACTCTTCTGTAGTAACGGTTAGCGTTAGTAGTAAGAGCACCAGCACCCTGAGTTGTACCTTCAGCGAATGGATTAGCGACCATGCCGTAGCGAGTCTTAAATCCGATTTTTGGCTGGAAGGTGTTTTCTCCCACTGCACGAACCATCTGTAGTGGAACGTAAGGGCAGTAGAATATTCCTGCGTCATAAGGAGATGAACCCTTATAACCAACAACATAGTACTGATTACCACTATTTGTTGCAGTGTTACCTGAAGCAAGGTTAGCAGCATATGGGTCGATGTACACTCTGTACTTACCTTGTAGAACACCAGCAAATGTATTGCCTGTGTCATCAACATTAAGGTTAGCATTAAGTGCAGGTGTGTAGTCAAGTACACCAGCCATTGTTAGAGCACTAGCAACGTCTGCAGAGCAGAGGATGATGTTACCCTTTCCACGACGAGTTCTTTGTGCGATTGCGTTAGCATCTCTCTCGATCTGGAACAATAGACCTTTGAACTTCTCAACTGACCATCTACCATTGGAGTCAATGTCTAGGTCAAATACACCAGCAGAAGCTGTGTTTGAAACAGCACCTTGCTCTGCAACCTTGTAGATAGTTCTAATGACTTCCCTGTTGATTTCAGCAAGGATTTCAGTAGAAAGGATGTTAGCAAGTTCTGCCTCTGCATTCAATCCGTGGATTGCTTTGAGGTCTTGAGCTAGTTCTAAACTGTACTCAGCTTTCAACGCACGAGACTTGGCGGTAACTGTGACCTTCTCGATTGAGAATGCCATCTGGTTGAAGTTATCACCAGAAGTACCTAAATCTTCAGCGTTGTCTGTACGCATACCCTGACCAACGTTGTAGTCAGTTTCTGTAGCAGATGAAGTTGGGTTTAGAACAGATGGGTTCTGCTGTGCTTTCTGAGCAGTAGTACCCATACCAGCTGCAGCTGAAGTCCAACCTTGAGTAAGGTCAAATCCTTCGTTCTGTCCAGAGAATCCTGTATCTGCTTCGTTGTAGAATGATTCGGTTCCACTCTGAGAAGTGTAACGAGAACGCATTGCGAAGATTAGTCCAGTAGGACCAGACATTGGCTGAACACCAGCAAGGTCATATGCGACCAAGTTTGGCATTGAACGTCTAATCAATGAGATTAGAACTGGGTCGAAACCAGCTTGTGGGCCTGCTGCAGCAGCATCAGATCCAAAACCACCAGATGCACCAGCAGCGTTAGCGTGGTTTGTTGGGACGGCTTCGTTTAGTAGTGATCCACCTTGCTCAAATGCAGAGGTTTCTCTTAAAAATTTTTCTTGGTTTTCTAGCAGGACAGCAGTAACAGCTCTCTTATGCGGATCTTTAATTTCATCCACACCTTCTGCATTTAGAAGGGGCTTCCACTTTTCCTGCAACTGTTCTGATTGGAACATTTGCTTGTTACCTATAAAGTTAAAGTTTGTTTAATGTTTAATTCAGTTTACTGCTTAAATGCTGAAAGCGTCTTAAGGTAAGATGCCATTGATCCAGAAACTGTATCTGGTGCGGCAGCTTCGCCTTCTGTTAGGGTTTCAGTTCTTCTAGCAGTTGAAGCACTTGAAGTGAAATAAGATTCCTTCAATGTCTCCAGTTTGTCACGATATTGAGTCTCACTTTCAAACTCTACACTTTCAGCAAGTGAAGCGAGCTTCTCTTTCTGAGTGGCAGCAAGGCCTTCAGAAACAGTATCAAGAATACCATCAGCAGTTGCCTCTGCGAGACTTTTGTTGAGGAAAATATTCTTTTCTATTTGCTCATTGAGCTTGGTTTCCATGTCATCTAGTTTTTCTACCATGCTTTCTAGCACATCATATTTATCTTCAGGGATAGTTACATAATTTTCTTCAAAAAGACTCTTCATTCCTTCAAGGAATGATTCAGTCAATTCTGTTTTGAGTCCGTGCTCGATGGCAAGAGCATTCTCTTCCATCCACTCATCTGAGACATACTCAAGATAAGAGTCTACACGCTCTTGAAGTGCCTCTTTTTCTTCGGCAATTTCTTCAGCGAGTCTTGCTTCGTACTCTTCTTCAATAGTAGCACGGATCTCAGAAATTTTTGCGTTAATAGCAGCTTCAAAGATTGTCTTTGCTTTTGCCTTAAACTCTTCTGATAATTCCTCACCACCGAGGAGAGCGTTAACATCATCATCGATGTTGTACTCAATAACCTCCTCTTCAGCGACCTCTTCTTCAGCAACTACTTCATCTGTAGTCATTTCATCTTCAGCGACTACTTCGCCTTCAAACTCTTCGTCTTCTTTTTTCATAGTTTGCATAGGGTCTGGAGCACCTGCGTTTTTATTAACTACATCCTTAACCTGTTTGAGAGTTTTGCCAGGTGTATTTAACTTAGCCGAATCATTAGTTGGGCTATAGTTTTCTGGTGTGGGACCACCTAAATCCTCGAAAGGTGGTGTATTGCCTGGTGTTTGTATACCAGATGCATTACTACCTTCTTTAGGTAGGGGATCTCCAGGACGTGCGTTAGCGTTAACAGCAGTCTTGGATTGCGTTACGCCCCCGTCCATTTCCTGTAATTTTGTTCCACGAGACATGTGTAAACTCTCCGATTCCTGTAATTAAACCTATATTTATTTAGAAGTTTTATATATTTGATAAGAAATCGTTAAATAGATCGAGTTTTCTCTCGTCTAACGCTTTCTGATCAACCAATGTATTGATGGTTTTGTAGGTCTTATGTGCGAACTTCTCACGCAAAATACCCCCATCCCATACCCAGTCTTTTCCTTCCATAATTCCTTCAACAAAAGCATCAGGAGCAGAAGGATCAGCAACTATGTCAGCAGCAGTTGCTAACATAAAGTCATCACCTACTATATTTACCCCTTCACGAGTTGGTTTCAATGAACCAATTCCTCTTGAAGAGACACCAAGTTTGACACCCTCATCAATAAGTGAAGATGCAATCTTACCCATTGGTGTGCCAAGAATCTTAGCCTTACCAATGAAATTAGAACCACTTTCTTTAAGTGATACTATCTTATGAGAAACTCTGTCGAGATTCACAGTGGGAGTATCGGGATGACCCAATTCTCCAAGTGCTCTTCCTGACTGAACATGATTCTCATTATACCGAGAAACTTCTTTGCGAAGTGTCTCCATTGGATACATTCTACCATTACGGTTTTTAATGTTTCCCTGAAGGAAGACTCCCTCAATATACATAGACTTCCTACCGTTGCGAGTTTCAACGAGAAATTCTACACTTTCGATTTCTTCTCTAATGAGTTTCATCAGGCTTCCCCTGTAGTTTGAACTTGGATAATATTAACATCGGTAGTAGCACCATCACTTTTTGCTGCACATCTTGCAGAAGAATATAAAGTAACATCACCATTTGCTTCAGTGAAACTAAAAGCTGTAGTGATACCACTTGTATCAGCATCTAGTGTTAACTTAGTTTGAAAAGTTCCATCATATTGTGATGAATTATTGTCAACTGCAGTTACTAATGCATGTGTAATCTTATTATCATAGTTTACATCATTAGCACCAATCAAAGTTACATAGTTTCCAACATTAAATGGCATTTGTTGGCCTTCAGGACATGTTAAAACACATCCATCTGCTTGAGTAATTGCTATTATTCTCTGAGAATATCTGGACATCGAAAGAGTCTCAGATGTTCCTGAAGGAATATAGTAATCACCCTCACCTATTGAAGGTGTGACATCAGTTTGAGAAACAGAGACATGCACTCCTGCAGCTCTAGGAGTTATTCTCAAATAAGGGGATTTAATTGCAAACGAAGTAGTTGCCGTTCCAGCTGCTACAGCCGTAAAAGAAATACCCGTTCCCACTACTGGTCTATGTGCCATTATTCTTTAAAGTCCATTTAATAGTTATTTAGTAGTTATTCCTCTGCTTCTTCTTCAGGTTCTTCAACCTCAAGTTCAGCTTCGGTTTCAATCTCATCATCGTCATCATATTCATCTTCTACTTCTGGTTCACCAAAAAGAGAAGATGCCACAACAGGTCGAGCAAGATCAACCTTACCAGCTGATTTTGCATACAACAAGTCTTTAATCTTATCAGTTATCTGAGAAGCAGACTCATCCGCACCAATCATATCCATTAATTCATCCATTTTAAGTGTTTTCAAATGTTAACTAGTTGTATTTATATTTCTCCACCCTTCGGTGTTGGAAGTTTATCTTCTGTATCCGCAGTAGTTGCAGTGTCTACAGCACTAGATCTCAGAGAAGCATCCGCTACATCTGGTTCTTCTTCTGGCATTGGCATTGGTCTCATTCCACCACTACCCTCTGGATCTAACATCATATCTGCAGGATCAGGTATAGTTCCATCCGCAATTTCCTTTTCAATTTGCTCATCCTGTTCATTAATCTCTACATCAGTTTGACGTAGAACATTACGTCTCACCCAATCTTGAGAATAATACTTACCAATATAAGGTTCTGTTGCAGTAAGAAGAGCTAATCTTTCATTCTGCAATTCTGCTTCTTTTAATTCAGTGAAGTGATTGTCATATAAGAAGTCATATTGAATATGCTCCTCCATTATATTCCAATCTTCAGTGGTAATAATATTTTTAAGAAGCAATTGAGTTCTTAACATATCACTGAACATAGCTGAGAATCTCTTTCTCAAACGTCCAACGAACTTACTAAATTTAACTTCATCACGTAATATCTCAGAAGATCTTCCAAGGTTAAATCCACCATCTCCTTCTATTCGAGAGATAGGAACATTTAGTGCCTTGTATAATTTCTTCTTGAAGTATTCGATGTCCGTGATTTCGCCAAGATTCTGTCCTCCAGGAAGAGTAGAAATTTCAGTTCCACGTCCTCCTTCTCGTCGAGGAAGCCAGAAATCTTCAAGCATTGCCATGTACTTCTTGTCATCTCGAACCTCTCCAGTAGATGCGTCGTATACAAGTTTGTTACGATATCTCATCATTACGTCACGGAGATATTGCTCTGCCTTTACTT